TCGCCTGTGTTATCACTCTCTATAGAGTTAGCAACAGCACGTAGAGAAGATACCAATCGAGATTTGATAGACATAAAGCCTCCATGGATGACCAGTCCTAGTGTTAATGGTCGATAGGTAGGGGAGGAATTGAACCTCCCATCAAGCCTTTACTTGATACCTCTTAGCTGTGCATAAAGCTTCCTTCCTCCTGCAACTGTGCGAAGTTGACAGCACTCATACTCATTAGATACATGAGGTATCTTTCTGATGATGGTGCGGTCTAACTTAGCGTCCACATTGAAGATGTAGATTGCATTAGGTGCGTTAAGTGCATGAACAGACATTGAGTTACTCCTTAAGTTGAGTTGGATAAGTACTTGGACTTACATGTGGAAAACCACATCGCCAAGGTGAATACAGTTCTACGCCGAGAGTATTGCAGCGAGATTCTCTCCCCAATTTCGGGCGCAAATGTGGAAAAATGCGGGAAATACGGGGAAAAAGCTGTGGAAAACCCTTAGGTTCAATAATCTGGCGTGGTTATGCTCACCTGGTATTAATAACCATATATACCCTTTATTTTTTTTCTTTACAGGTTCGCATTCAGGTACCCATTGGGAGACTACTCAGATAATTTTGTTCCCTATTTGGGCTGTACACGGTCCTTTCGTTGAACAAAAAGTCTAATTTTGTACTAAAAATCCCTAATTAGCCCAAGAATGGGGCCAAAACGCCATAAAGTACAAAGTTAAGTGTTAATTATCAAAAATTACTTCTTAGATTTCTTATATCTATCGGCTGCTTTTACTGCTTTTCTAAATGCACCTTCATCTGGAAGGTTAAATGCTAATTCTTTTTTACCTTCGTCTATAAAATCACGAACTTCCCCATCCGTCTTACCATCGGCTGCCATTTGTAGGGCTTTACCTTTAATTGCTTCTAGTCCTTCGACTCTTTTTTGTCTTGTTCCAGCGTCCATTCGCTTATCTCAAGTTATTTACTAATAATAATGCCACTATTTCTTAGATTTATGAAGAATAGAATGATTAGAAGGAAAATATTTTGAAAATAAGCTGATATGGCTGTCGCTGCTGCTGATTTTTACACATATGCTAGAGCTACTGGTACTCCATTACCTAAAAGCAAGCAAGAGGAAGCAAAATTAGCTCCAGCTGTGGATAAGTGGAAAAAAAGTAGACTTAGTAATACTAGACAAGAAGAAAAAGGTATAGATGCTGGACAAGTTGCTGGATTAACAGCAATAGGTGCTGCTGCATTGGCTGCTTTCAATCCTGGTGCTAGACAACGTATTGCTCAAGCGGTTAGACCTGCACCAAAAGGAGGAACAGCAACATCTACTAATGTTGGTGGTATTAAGCAAGACTTAAATGTTGAATTAGATGCTGAAATACCTACTCCTATTGCAAAGAGTTGGGCAGATCAAAAATCAAAACAAACCTTTGTAGTAGAAAAAGTACCTGAAACTACTGTTGTAGAAAAAATAGATTCTAACTTAGCAACAACACCAGTTAGGAAAGAAGCTGAAGCTAAACAAGCCTTAGATGCTTATCGTGATAAGTACATTAGAGAACATAGTGTATCTAGAGAAAATATTGCAGCAATACAACAAGGTATAAAAGAGAGTGGTGGACTAAGAAAAGAGGTTCGTCCTGATTTATCAAACTTAACGGAAGATCAGCAAAAGTATTTAGATTTCAAAATTGAAGAACAAGCTTCTTATGATCCAAAGTTAGAAGCACAGTTACAGTCACAAACAATAGAACAGAAACAACAAGTATCAACTCCTCGTGATTATATTGAAAGTACAGGTGCTATAGAAGCAAAATCAAATCAAGTAACTGCTGTTGATGCTTCTAAGTTAGATGATGTAGCTGTATCTCAACAAGCTATAGAAAATACTAATTTAAATTTACAAGATGAATTACATCAAGCTCCACAGGTAGGTATTGATCCTGAAGTTAGTGAAGTAGCAAGTTCAGCTATTAGTGCTCAAAGTGGAGCAGTTCCTGTTGAGAAAGTAGTAGGTAATCAACAGATTGTTTATACAACTCCTACAAGAATTCAAGGCAGAAAGACAGGTATATGGAGTCCAGGTGTACTTTCCGCTGAAGAAATAGAAGGTGCTAAAAGTCAAGTTTCTGCTGCAGGACCTTTCTTAAGAGAATACACAACTCTTGGATCTAAAATTGCTGGAGATACAAATATACAAAAAGGTGTAATAAGAGATCCTCAATTAGAATTGCCTATTATTTACAATGCTAGAGGAAGACTTAATCCTACATTAAAAACTGAGTCTATTACTAATGTCGATGATTATTTAGAACGTTATAAACCAACTAAAGAAGAAGTCATAATGAGTCCTTTAGAAAGAAAAATAGCAAAACAAGATCTTATAGATAATGCTTATTTAAAAGAAAGAGAAGAACAATTAATAAAAGCAGGATTAAAACCAGGTACTACAAGATTTGAAAATGCACTGGTTGCAGGATGGTCAGCTAAACCTAATATTAAACAAACTATTACAGGTGAAAATTTTAGAGAAAATGTAGTTTTACCTAAAGAAGTAGAAGATTATATATCTACAAAGATACCTGAAACTGATGCTTCTAATGTTGCTAGAGATTATTACAATCCAGATACGGGAGATATTCAATACCCTACTGTAAAAGGAGATGCACCTCTTATTAGAGACGTTTATAAAGAAAGAGTTATTGATAATGAAGAATTAAAGAATGCAGCAAGTGGTACGAGTATTAGAGGAAAATCTAGAAGCCTAGATATACAGGAACCAAAGGTTCGTACTCGTACAGATGAATTTACTGGAGAGGTAAGACCTGATCGTATAGGTGGAACATTACCAATAGGAGGAATACCAGCTGATTTACAACCATCTCAATTATCTAAACAGGAAGTTGTCCAATCCATTATTAATCCTTCATCTGTTAGTAGAGAAGATTTAACAGGAGGAGGAGCAGGTATGGGTGTCTATGGAAGACAATTAGGATATGTACCTGGACCTACTAGTAAAACTGCAGGAACAAGACCTACACAACTACCAGAAGGTAAATATGGAGAATTTAATCCTACAACTCAAAGAGATGAGTTTAGAGGATACTCAAATGAAGCATTAAGAAAACGAATTTCAGACGGTACTTATAGAAGTGGAAAAGTTAGCCCAGCAGCTGTTGAGGCACAACAGGAATTAACTTTTAGACAGAATTTAAATTATCCCGAAAATTACACACCTACTAAACAAACTACATTAGATGCAATGAAAGTCAGTGATGATATTAGAAAAATATATAGTAGTGGTAGACCTGATGCACAACAACAAGTTGATCTTTACTTAAAAGCACAAGGAGCACCACAAAGAACATCTACTTCTTTCGTAGTAAATGAAGATGTAGATTTACGTGGAACTCCAGTTAAATTAGGAGAACAACCAATTGAAACTTCTGTAACTCAAACTAAATTTGCCCAGCCTTTAAATTATCCTGCTGCACAGAATCAAGTGACTTATGTACCTCCAACTGAATCAACAATAAAATCTCTTTCAGTAACTCCTAGTGAATTAGAAAAAGCTGAACGGATGCATTTACTAAATTATATTTCTGCTGCACATGGTCAGATTAAAGGTGGGGCAAGAGCTGGTGGTACTAAAATGAGAAATAACTTAACTCCTTATCAAACACCTTCTGATGCAATGCTTAATCAGTTGGTAATGAAAAGAAGGATGGAGCGTATCTAAATGGCTACTAAAAAGAAAAAGGATAAAAAGAAAAAAGAATGGATTGGAGATGCCATCGAACGTCCTGGTACTTTTACCGCTAAGGCTAAAAAGAAAGGAATAACATCTGCACAGCTTCAAGAGAACGTTTTATCTAATCCTGATGATTACGATGAAAAGACTGTGAAACAAGCAAACTTACGTAAAACATTAGTTAAAGTAAATAAAAATAAGAAATCTAAAAAATAATGACAAAAGACTCCCGTTTAGATCTTGGTCGGTATGTCAGTAATCCTTTTAATAAAAGAGGTCAAATACCTAAGCGTTTAGATTTTAATGAGCTATTTGTTTCAAAAGCTAAGGAAGGAGAATATCCTTGGAACCCTTCAAGATTTGGTTCAAGCGATTTATTAAAAAGATCTCAGACTCGAAAGATGACTCTGAATCCAGATCTAAACTTTGTTGGTAACTCTCCTTTCTTTGATCCAGATGGAGTACAAATGGCTCCTAATGATTATGAAATGTTTGAAGGTCTTGGGAGATTTAAAAGACCATTTGATTATGACTTTGAAGAAGGCAGAGCACGTACTAATCATCGACCACAAACACAGCCAGATTTTAATCCTGAATGGATGGAAGCTTATCGTTTAAGCCCAACTTTAAATCCTGGAGAAATGTCGAAGAACCCAATGCCTCGCATGCGTGATCCTGATCCAAATGGTTACTTAATGGCAATGGCAGAACAACGTGCAAAATCAGAATTTGAAGATGATCCAGATATATCTGATTTATTAGCTAGAGGTAATCGAGTTGTATCTGAACAGAAAGCAGCAACAGAACAGAAAGAAGGGCAAGAAACTGCTGATAAAGTAGAGAGTAGTCCAGATAAAATAGAAGGAGCAGGATAAGACAATGGCAGCATCAAGATTAGCTAAAGGTGTATTCCATCAAATAGGACGTATCCCTGGTGGTAATAGATTTCTTGCAGGTGGTGGTAAGGATCTTATAAGACAATCTGTCCCTGGTTCAGTAATAACTGCTGGTTTAACAACCTTGGCTACAGGTAATCCTTTAGCAGGTCTTTTAGTTGGTGGAACTGACTTAGCATTAAGTGCTGGATTAGCAAGAGGATTAGCTACTAATCGTGCAACTAATGTAGCTAGGAAAATAACAGGAGACGATAAAACAACATTAGGTGGAAAGTTTGTAAATGTAAGAGATGCGGCAACGAAGAAGAGATATGGAGAAGATTTATATCATGCAAGTATTCCACAGAACATAGCAATGCTTGGAGGTAGTGTTGCAGCAACAGTAGCTATTGAACCTCATTTCTATCCCAAAGGACAAAACTCAGTGCAAGGACAGCAATTAGCACAGATGAAATATGTCAACAATTTAAATCCAACAACAGCTCATGGAACAATGTACCAAACACAAGGTATACCAATTAGGGCAGTATAAATGAAACTTGCAAAAGTTAAAGAATATATTTTAAGAATCCCTGGGACATCAGATGTTGTCAAAGGATGGAAGATTGGTGCAGATCAGATGACAGCAGATAAAGATTATAGTCATACAATTTTAGATCCTAAATATTATAAAAAGTTAGCAAAAGGAAAACCTGCAGTAGAAAAAAAAGTAATTGATAAAAATTTAAAAGTAAAAAAAGTAGAAACAGAACCTGGAAGACCTTCTGTTACTTTACATAAAACTCCTTTACAATTTGCAGGTGCTGTTGGTGCAAGAGTTTTAACTGATATAGGAGAAGATGCAACTCGTCGTTTCTATTGGCATTACAATCATCCAATGCCCATTGTGGATAAAGTAACTGAACAAATAATAGGAGGTGATTATGCAAAAGATATTCGTCCTGTAAATTTAGGTGGAACAGGGAGATTTAGTCCTACTGAAAAAAGTGCTATTCGTTTTGCTTCTATAGGATTACCTGTAGGTGCTTCATTAGGACATTTAGATTTAACAAATCCAGGTGAACAATTTAGAGCTAAAGGATATAAACAAAAATATGCTCCTGAAGGTGCAGAAGATAGAAGAAAAACTGCACAAATTGCACCAGAATTAATAGATAGAGTATTTCTTGGTAGAAGGGGTAGACCTTTAAAATATGAAACTGCAAAAGCAGATATACCTAATTTAACTCCACAAAGATATGGAGATTACATGCGTTATGCCTATCAAAATAAAGGTTTAACAGGTCTTGGTCTAGTAAAAGGAACAATGGCTAATTTAGAAGGCAAACCTGAAGTTAGTGTTGTTGGTTTTCCTTTTGGGTTGCAATCTGCTGGAGCCGTTGCTGGTGGTGCGATAGGTTTGAGGCAAGGATTAAGAGCAAAAGGTGGAGCAGGAAAAATTGCAGCTAGAGGTGGTGGTTTTGCATTAGCTGGAGCACTTGCAGGTAAATTATCTAATATGGCAATTGCAGCTGCTAACAGACCTCAATATCCTCCAACATTACAGTATTGATAGATATGTACACTGATAAAATAAATATATTAGATAGTTATTAAAAAATAATGGCTTCGCAGTTAGTCGATCAGTATGGAAGACCTTTAGCAAACGTAGCTGCAGGAAGTGCATTATTTCCAGATATAGGACAATGGGTTAATAGAGCAAAAGATGTAGCTAAGGGACCAAGAGCAACAGCGTTCACTCAAGTTGTTGGAGAAAGTTTTTCAAAAGCTAAAGGAGCAGCTCCAGGAGTAACAAATCAAATAGGCAGAAATATATTTAGAACAGTTGCACCAAAAGCAACATTAGAAGCTGCAAAAGCAACAAAATTAGCAAGAACTGCTGCTAGAGCAAAAGGATTAACTGGAACAGCAGTAACAGTAGCAGGAATGAAACCTGGATTAAAAATAGCTGGAAGATGGGCTAGTAGACGTGTTCCATTTATAGGAGCAGGTCTAGATCTTGCTGCAGGTGATCCATTAGGAGCAACAGGAACACTTGCTGGTGGTGCGATTGGTAGTTTAATCGCTCCTGGAGTAGGAACTGTTATTGGCTCTATGGTTGGTGGTCCAATCCTTAAAGGTGGTAGACAAATACTTAGCCCAATCTTTGGTGATCCTACAGATCCATATAGCGGTAGAGATTGGAGTGTACTTGGAATGCCTATTACTCCATATGCCAAAACTAAAAGGCAGATGGAAAAACAGACAAAGTTATATAGAGATATTCAAATGCCTCTGTTAGAAGAAATTAATGAAGCACAACTCAATCGTGAGATGAGGATGGCTAAACTAGGTATGTTGCAGAATATGATGAGTTCAACTAACCAGTTAATGTCTCAAGCCTATTCAGTAAATTATTGAGGTAAATAAAAATGAATCAAAATTATTATTCTCTTGAAGATGTACTAAATTTCCAACCAGGTAACTTTTCTAGTTCTGGTGGTTTTATTCCTAGTATTGGAAATATGAATTTACTTGCTGAAGGGGATATAGTTAATATTGAAGCATTGAAAAATATGCAGAAGAATACAAAAAAAGAAGAAAATAATAAAGTAGAAAATAATACTAATAATTCAAAATACGAGATAGTAGGTGGACGTGTTGTTGCTAAAGATAGACCAAAAGGTTGGGGTAGAGTTGGTGCAGGTTTAGTTGATTGGGTAACTTTTGGACTTACAGATAGAGATAAACAAGGAAATTTAACTGGTGTTGGTTTTGGAGACAATAATACTGGTTCAATGCATGGAAATACAGGTTTTGGTCAATCCGCAGAAATGACAGGTGTAACACAAGAAATTCTTAATAAGGATGTTGATAGAAATGAAAAAGGAGAAATTATAGGAGCTGAAAATAAAGATGAAGATACAGATGGAGATGGAGATAAAACACCTAAAGATCCTAATTTTGAAGATATATACGGGATGCCTTTTGAAGACTATCTAAATAAGATGGAAGGAGTACAGGCAAGAGCAGCTAATAGAAAACTACTTAATCAGCAAATAGCAAATCTTCCTAACATTCTTGCAGCTGGTGGAATGAGAGCTGCAGAGTCATATGATGCTGCTGCTAGAAATGCAACAGAATGGTCTAAATATATTCCTAAATATCAGTTACCACAAATGAAATATGCACAGCTTAGAGATTATGGACTTGGTTAGAATTGTACATATTAAACTAGTTAAGAGTATTAGGTGCATTCCTAATATCCTTAAGCTAAGTCATGAATAAGCTTTGGAATTTTCTAAACAATAGATCTAGTTATCCAGCAACTGATCAATATGGTTTAGATTTCGATAATCCAGCAGCTTTCAATTATGGCTTAACGGGAAACCGAGGTGGACCAGCGTCAACAAATTCAGGTTTTGGAGGATCAAATATGTGGGGAGCAATAATTGGTGGAGGTTTAAGTGCCTTTGGTGCAATGCGAGCTGCAAATACAGCAGCCAAAGCTTCACTAGCTAATGCTAAAGCCGCTGATTGGAGAAATACTCAAAGTATTCTTGCTAATAGAGATACAGCTAAGTTTGGATTAGGTGCTCAGATCTATCAAAACTTATTCAATGAAAGAAGAGCTAATAAGGATTTAGCAAGACAACAGGAAGCTGCAAGATATGATCTCGAAACATTAGGTCCACTAAGAAATCGAGGTCAAATAGATATGTTTGAACGTATGGTTGATGCTGAAAGTTCACCAGAAGCCACTCGATTACGAAAACGTAAAAAACGAGAAGATTTTGCAGGTCGTATGCTAACTGCGAATGCAAATCTATCTGGAATATTTGGTCCTACCTCTCAAGATCAAATGTATAAAGCACAACTAGGAATGTTTAGTTAATCATGACTTGTTCACTTACACATCTAAATATTCTTTTGGCTGATGGGGAAACTAAACCTATCGGTCATTTAAAGGTAGGCGATAAAGTCGATACACTACACCAAGAAACTTTTAAGCGTGGTAAATATAAAATCCTTTCTATTAAGAAGGAAAAGTCTAAGTTACTTGCTTTAGATTTTGAAGGAGAAAAGATTGAATGTTATCCTAACCATCGCTTCTATTGTGAAAACAAACGTAAGTGGATTAAGGCTAAAGATTTAAACAGAGGTACTAAAGTACTTGGTTTAGATGGATATATAAAATTTGTTGATCGTAAGAAGATTGGTGAAGGTGAGGTTATTCATTTAGATGTAGAAGGAGCACATACCTATGTTTCAGGTAAAGTTCTTTCTCATAACAAAGGTAACGTTACATATAATCCACCACCTCCACCACCACCTGATAAGACTTTTGAAAACTACTTAAAGTATCAAAGGGAAAGAGATGAAGATGCAGAGTATAGAGATTGGCTAGGTGGTATTCAAAAGTATAAAGGTCAGAAAGGAAAACAAACTTCTGGTAGAGCTGGATGGGATGCACACAAATCAAGTGTACAAAATAAATTAAGTAAGAATTTAATTAGCTTTACACAAGCTGAAAAAGAATTAAAAGATTACGCTACGGATTACAACTTAGCTGCTGGAAGTGTCAATTATTCTGGTGGTGATGATCCACGTCAGATGTGGGATCGTTATAAAGATAAAGATGCTCCCGAAGGTGGATGGACAACTTCTCCAACTTATGAAACACCTGATAGATGGAAAAACTGGAGTGTTAATAAAGCTTTAACTGATTTAGGTACTTTCTATCATGGAGGTGCTGCTACAACTGGTGGTACGACTGGTGGTACTACTGGTGGTACGACTGGAGGAACAACAGGAGGAACAACTGGTGGTGGTTTACTAGGACAAAGAAGAGATACAAATATCAAAGCAGCCTATGAAGAAATCTTAGGTCGCTCTGGTACTGCTGATGAGATTCAAAAAGCTAAAGATAGATTTGGTTCTGGTTATTACTCTGATATTGATAGTTTTAAAACAGGTCTTACTTCAAGTTCTGAGTACAAGGATAAATTCCAACGTAGTTATTTAGAAAACTACTACGATACGATGTATGGCAAAGAGGAAAGAGATGCCTCTGGAGCACGTACAGGTACACGTACATTTAACTTTGATAAATCATTACTGCCAAGTTACTCAGGTGACTTAGAAGGTGATACAGGCGTTAAGATGCCTGAGTGGAAAGACCAATATAAAGGAACTCCTGCAGAGATTGATTTTGCAATGGATAACATACGTGAATCACGTAAGTTCCTCTATAGTGCTGGTTTAACTAACTTACAAGGAAGTATTGATAAAGAAGTTCAAAAACTTAAAAACGAAGGTGGTAAAGAAATCACGAGAATTGGTAAAGAAGGCGATATATATTCAAGTGTAGTTAACGCATTTAATTTCTAGAAATACACTTGCTATAATTACTTTAGTCTTGAACAATTATAGAAATGACAACACCTACAGGACAAGGTACTGGTGATGACTATTTTGACATCAAAAAATTTGAAGATTTATTAGGTCGCCTTGAAGCTTCTAAAGGTCGTCAGCAACGTCAGAAATCTCTAGAAGGTCGTCGTGATACATGGGCAGCTGGTCTTGCCAACATGATGAACAACTTCTAAATTTCTTATAGGATTTATTCGTTATGACAAGCTCAGTACCAAAAGGTCAAACTGATGTCGATGACTGGTTTGATATAGATAAATATAAACAGGCTGCTGGAGTTGCCTACGAATTTTCCAAAAAGAAAATGGAGGATGCTGGTGAACAAGACAGGCAAACCATCGGTAAAAAAGGTACCGAACAAAGACGTTCCGCTGAACAAGAGCAACAGTATAAGCAAAAAGACGAAGAGCGAGACTACAACCAGGCGCAACGAGCTTATAGATATTGAGCTATTTGATGCATGGGTTGATAATTTAGATTCATCAACTCAAGAGTCTTTTTGTTCGTTTGCTTCTGATAACTACTCGGTCATCGAAATTTATTTATATTCCCGATTTCTTGGTTATAGGGGATCTATAACTGCGTGTGATCTTTGGGTAAGAAAAGAATATACAAAACCTGATCATCGTCAAAAGCTTCTATTTGAAATAGATGCAATGCAAGAAGATATTCGTAAGTTAAGAGCTGATGTAGAAACAGGTTTAGTTAAGCGTGATGCAGGTGTTGCACGTATAGCATCTATGCAAAAAGAATTACGTGGTCATATAGATCAAGTTGAAAAGTTTACCAATACAAAAGATAGAAAAGGAATTCTAATGGCTGGTGCAGATCGAGCTATTAGAGAATTAATGTTCATATTTAAAGATGACCCTATCGAGATTCCTTTGGAAGAAGCAACAATGAGCGTATGGGCAAGAATGCAACTGGAAGAATAGGTGAATTAAAATATATTTAAGTGAAAATTCTAGTGAATAGAAATGGGTGCTGAAAGAACACAAAAAGGTGCAGTAGGACAACAGTTAGCAGCATCTGGTAGAACTAGAAGAGCTGAAAAAATACGTCGGGATGAAGCTGGAGGAGGAGCAAATATTGGTAGAGATGTATCTAGAGGAGTAATGGAAGATCGTATGCTTAGGAATGATGAAGAAAGAAAACAAAAACAAGGAAAGCCAGGTAAACCAGGCAAGCCTATTGATAGTAGATCAATGCCAGGAAAACCCTCTAGAGATACTGGTTTTGAAGACTATAAAAAAATAGGAGGTAGACCACCTAAGCCACCTAGAGATACAGGAGGTAGACCTTTCCCACCTAAAGAAGGAAGACCTGTTGAACCACCAATGGATGGTAGACCTCCAAGTAGGCCAATCAGGGGAGATGATCAGTATGGTCCAGGCAGACCAGGCAGACCAATCGGAGATGATAACTGGGCAACTTTACCTTATTTCCCTGGAAAAGGATTCCCTGGAAAGGGACCTAGACCTGGTATACCAGAGAAACCTATTGGTGGCAGATCTCCTGTAGAGAAACATCCTTGGGGTAGAGAAGATGATCCTAACTACGGTAGGAAAAAAGATGCATGGCATCAAAGAAGAAAAGAAATGGAAATGAAGAGAAGAGAAGATATGTGGAGAAGAGCAAAAGAAAGAAGAGGCGGTACTGATCTAGGTCCAGGTAGAGGAGATCGTATACCAGATGAAGTTTTTGCTCAAGATAGATTTGATGCTTTAAGACAACAAGGTGGTCAAAATTTAGAAAGACCAGGAGCAGCAGCTACAACTCTTCAAGATTTTATGGCACAAATGGCTAACCTTCGTGGTGGAGGAATTAGATAAATGGCTAAAGGAAAAATGCCTCCACAGTTAGTGGAATACTTTAAAAAGAAAAACGCTAAAAAAGAAGATGGTACTGAAATGAATGATAAGGAAAAACGTAAGGCTGCTTTAGATAAAGCTCGTAAATATCAAGAGCAAAAAAAAAATAAGCCAAAAGAAGATAAGTAAACCTGAAATTCAAAAACATCCTGCAGAGATTGATGATGCAGGTCGTCATGTTTAAAAATAATTTATTAGTTATTATTAAAGTAATACTTTGATTATTTCTTGTGCCTTCATATACTCATCTTGCATATAGACGTAATGCGAAGGCTGCTGCACGTAATCAACAAATAAAGAAACCTAAAAATTTAGCAGACTTAAAAAGAGCAAGAGATGATTTTGGTTATTTTTGTGATTATGTAGCAGATAAACCTCCTGCGTATCACCATAAAGAATGGAATAGAAATTTTATAACAAATGAAGATAGTAGTTGTTTAATAAAAATTGCTGGACCAAATATAGATCTATTAGCCCCCCGTGGTTCTGCCAAATCAACTGTTCTTGGTTTATTAACTGCATGGGCTATTGGTGTTCATACACAAGCTGGTCTTCCATTACAAGTTCTTTATCTTTCCTATACCGTTGATATTGCTCGATCAAAATCAGCAACGATTAAACGTATTATCGAAAGTAAACGATACCAAGAAGTATTTCCTAAAGTTCGTCTACTTAAGAATGTAACGAGTAACGAATATTGGTCGATTGATCATAAATTTGCAGGTATAGATACGACTGGTGAAGAACAATTTACTCTTTGTGCTGCTGGATTAAAAGGTTCTGTTACATCTAAGCGTTCTCATCTCGTTATGATAGATGACGCTATTAAATCAGCTGCTGATATTGCTAATCCTGATATTCGTAAAACAATGCAGGAAAATTGGAATGCAGTTATCGCTCCAACTATGTTTGAAGGAGGACGAGCTATTTGTCTTGGTACTCGGTTTAGACATGATGATATACATTCCACTACCTTTAACGAACAAAATAATTGGACACAAATAGTTCTTTCTGCAATACAAAATAATCCTAAAACAGGTGATGAAGAATCATATTGGCCTGAAATGTGGTCCTTGGAATACTTAAAAGAAAAAAAACGGCAATCTCCGATTGCCTTCTCCTTCCAGTATATGAATCAAGTCGTTCGACAGAATGAATTATCGCTTGCACCTGAACTAATTGTTAAAGCAGAAATATCAACCGAATTTGATACGTTAGGAGTGGGGGTAGACCTGTCAGCAGGAATAAGAGAAAAGAATGATTATACGGTAATGGTACTGGGAGGAAGGATCGAAGATCGAGTACATATCATTGATTACAGGCGCATAAGAGTCATGGGTAATTTAGAAAAACTCGATGCATTAAAAGAACTGTTGAATGATTGGTCGATCATACAAGTAGATCAAGGTGGACTTTATTATCCAACACATTCTACTTGTGATATATGGTCTGAAGCTGTTCAATATCAAGCATCATTAGAAGCAGATTTTAAACGTATTTGCTTACAAAATGAAAGTTTATATAATCTAATTTGGCATCCTGTTAAAGGTTTTAGAGGAGATAAATTAGCTAGATTTCGTGGAATTATGGGTATGTTTGAAGATAGAAAAATTATATTTAACCGCTATAGAAACTTTACAAA